TGAATGCCTTGTAGAGCGTTCCCGCTTCTGAGCCCGGCATGGTGGTCTGCAACTGACCGAGGATTGCCAGCTGTTCCTGCAGAGGAATATTGTTTGCGGCAGCAACGGCACCGATGTTTTTGATCGCATCGGCCATCTGGGTTCCGTTGGTCTTGAACGATGCCACGGTTTGGGCCATGGCTCCGGAAAAGGCGGTGGCCCATTCCATGTCGGTCATATCCGCCATGATGGGTTTGAATATGCCGTAAGCCGTGGTGAAGGTTCCGACCATCTCCTGTGTGGTCGCTTTGGTGGCTTTGGCTGTGAGACCGGCCATGTTGGTGAAGACACCGACGGCCTCATCGCTTAGATTAGACAACGCCGACTTCACATCGTAGGTAGCCGTGATGAAAGCCGCCTTGTTGGCTCCCGACCACTGGTTGGTGAAGGATTCGGCGGCATCTTCAATGGCACCGAGGTCCTTGACTCCAAGCGATGCCAATTCCCCGAGGGCTTTCTGAGTGGCAGCGGTAGATGCGACCAAGGCAACAGGTGCGGCCATGAGCGCAAGACCGGCACCAACCATCATGGTGCCTTTCTGGATACGATCCAGATTTCTGGTCATACGTTCACTGGCAGCCGCGACGGTTCCGTCAAGGCTTGTCATCGAACTTTCAATGCGCTGGGCGTTCTGCGAGAACGCATCCTTCATCGATACGACAATGCCCAGTCCAAGGTCGTTATTCATCATCGCTTATCCATTTGCTCCCGTTCAAAATCAATCTGCCGCTCCAAGGCTTCCACAAACTGCTGTCGAAGCCTGAGCGGCAGTGATCGGATTTCCTGATAACTCCAGTGGAGCCCGCCATAGGCGAGAAAAAAGCTGTCGCTTACAAGCGAACTCCTGGAAATAAAAAAGCCGGTTCGGCCTCGAGACGTGTTCTGATCCGGGTACCGCAGCGATCGCAGTCGACTTCGACCGTTGTATCGATACCGGCATCCACCCGAGCCATTTCCTGTCGCATGGCACTGCGGTCGCGCATGGGCATTTCAGCGAGGGATTTCTTGCTGGGTGCCTTTCCGTCAATCTCGATAAGTCGAATCATCATGGCCGAGGAAATGTTCGGCTCGCGCAAGGCGGCGAGACGCTTTTCCTTGTGGCCATCAAGCAGACCGAAACGGACCGCTTTCTTGGAGCCGGGCAGCTTGAATTCAAACTCACGCTCCTCGGTGTAAGGAGTGACTTTGAGATCCTCCAGGTTGACCGTCACATAGTTGGTCATGCGACACGAGGCATTGTGGCACGTCAGTTCCAGTTCGACCTCGTCTCCGAGGGAAATCTGGCGCAGCTTGACCAATGCAAAAAGGCGGTCGCCCGAGAGCAGGTCGAGAATATCGTTCACCGCTGGCTTGTCATTCTCGCCAAGCCGGACGGTACAGTTCCTGAGCACCTGATTGATCGCCTCTCCATTGCGGATCAGGCGTTGGTTGGTCAGGAGTTCTTCTTCGGCACCGGTCATCTCCTTGATTTCGATCTCGATGCCACTGGGTAATTCGTAGGTATACATTGCTTCACTCCTTGTTTATCAGGTCCAGTACTGGTAGCAGATGGTCAGTTTCTCGATGGTGTTTTCGGTGTTGCCGCCTTCGAGATCGTCGTATTCCAAGGTCTTGATCCATGCGCCATGCAGCGTCCAGCGTCTGGTTTCATTACCGCTGCGGTCATAGCGCACCACATCGATGTCCTTCAGATAATCGGCAGGCAGACCACCGGTCACGGCATTGACATCGACCTGCTTTTTCACCCACTCCCGGGCCGCCTCATCAGAGCCGTCCTGCAGGATTCCTTTTTCGAGGGTGATATCTTCAAACTTCACGCGTCCGGCCACCTTCTGGTCGAACATGGAACCTGCAGGCGCAAAGGCCACTTCCTCGAATTCCGTTTTCGGCTCCTGTCCTTTGTGAAACAGGGCCACGTCAAAGCCGTTTACCTCGATGGCAAACTGCCAGTTCTGGTAAAGACTCTTGGGCATATTTCCACTTCTCATGGTTGTATCTCCTGATTAAATGATTTCACTGAAGTCCGCGCCGGTGCCGGTCAGGATGAAATTCAGTTCGATGAATTCCGCTGTTTTGGTCGGCTTGACGAACACCCGGGCAATCATTTCATTTCGATCGATAACCGCCGGAGTGTTGGTTTCCTCATCACACTGGAAGGCGTAGTCATAGAGGCCGCCTTTCTCCTTGATGTCCTGCAGAAAGGGATTGATCAGACGACCAAGAGCCCGCCATGTCTGCGGATTGTTCGGTTCGAACACCACAAAACGGGATGACTCGGAAATGGCTTCCTCCATGTACATCATCAGACGACGGACATTGATTCGGTCCACCGCTGAAGGCTGACTCTGGAGCGTTTTCTGGCCCCAGATGTTGATGCCGGTGTCCGGGAAAACAGCAATGACATTGACCCCTTCGGGATAGAGCACATCGCGTTCGCCACGGCTGGTCTTGTAGGCGACCGATACCGCGTTGAAGATGCGGCCACGATCGATTCCAGCCGGAGCCCACCAGACGTAGGTCTTCTGGTCGCTTCGGGCACAGCACCCGGCTACAGCGCCACAGGGAGGGATGTATTTCTTGCGGGCGGTGATGGGATCGCTGATTTCCAGCCACGGGTAATAGAGAGCCGCGTAAGACGAGTTGAAGGCCGCGTGTGTGTAGGTTCCCTGACCCTTCCTGAAGTCAACGACCTCCAGCGGTTCAAGCATGAACGGTGTGTCGGCAATGAATAGCAGATCCTTGCGGTTCTCCGCATAGGTGATTCCGGCATTGATGACCGGGACGGTTGTAACACCGGGGACCATGAGCAGGTTCAGCGCATCGATCTCATCGAAGGCATAGAGCCCGGTATGCTGGGACGGGTCGCCGATATAATCTGAATCGGTCACACCGGTGAGGCCGTTGTCGCCGCCGATAAGCTGATAGGTGCCGTTGGCTGGCCTGTCCTCGGCCGTCCCGGTGCTCGGAGAAAGGTCGCTGACAGTGATGTAATCTGAGACCTCATTGACCATAAGTTCCACATGATTGGCCGACGTCTCATCCATAGATAGGTCTTTGAACACCTCGACGATGTTGTCCTTGTGTTTGACAACAAGATTGAAGGCGTTGGCCGGGTCCAGAGAGCCGTCCTCGACCGTCACGGAAATACGGTCGCCCCATGTTCCGGGGTTGGCTGCGTTCACTTGCAATGTAAGCTCAGGCGTTGCCCCCCGATTGGAAAGAACGGCAACCGAGTTAACAGCACTCAGCGTGCTTTTGTCGGTGATATCGGTATAGTGGGCAACACGGCAGACATAGAGGATTGAACCGCCATTGTCGAAAAAGGCTCTGGCCGCATAAGCCAGGTATCCTTCGTTGATGTAGGAGCCGAATTTATTGATGAACTGCTCCCAGCTCGTAACCAGCACCGGTTTGTTGACCGGGCCTTTTTCGGTGATGCCCACCATGGCAGCCGCCGAGGTGGAGATCTGCTTCACATAAAAGCTGAAGTCGGTTTCCCGGGTGTAAATGCCGGGAGATAGATATGCTGGCATCGCTATTTCCTCCGTTTGGTGGTTTTGGGTTCGGTGGTTTCAGCCGTCTCATCTGAAACGGAGGGCTTTTTCTCTTCCGGTTTTGAAAGGCCCACCAAGCCGCGTTTTTCAGCAAGCGTGATTTCTGGTGAGATATCCTTTTGTGGAATCGAGGTGCGCTCACGCGGGCCGAGATGCAATGTTCTGTCTCCGGCCAGATTGAAGGTGAGCGGTTGAAACTGAAGGTTTCTGATTTCAATCACTGTTCATCTCCTTTGGGTTCATAGGTTCGTTCTTCATTCACGCTGCCGTGAAACTGGAAAGTTCGGTCCTTGATCAGATGGCCGTTTTGGATTTCGCCATCGTAAACAGGACAGTCTTCAACGCGGATGCGTCCGGAGCTTTGCTTCAGATTGGAAAGGTTGACCCGGTTCAGGCCGCCCAGCGGAGCGATCTCCGTCAGATTGAGCTGTCCCTGATCCGTAATGGTCAAAACGGGATTGCGCTGGACAAAGCGGGAGACCGACTCTTGAAAATCAAGGAGTTCAACCTCACGGTCCACCGTCACAATCAGGTCAAAGTCGAGATGATAGAGACGCGGGAAAGAACACTCCTCGAACGACAGAGCGTCCACGTCCTTTTCAATCAGGCGACTTTGGCTGCGGCGCAGTTTATTTTCGCTGACTCGCGGCCCCTGCAGAATGACGCTGGGCGTGCGCTGAACTTCAAAAACATCATCAGCCAGCACCAGCACGGCATCCGGGTGGATGTCGGCCTTGACCTGCCTGATCAGTGTTTCTGTAACGGTTCGTATTGTGCTCACGGTAGCCTCCGGTTGTTTCTGCCAGATTACTTACCGGAAGCGCTGCGGATGTGTCGGATCAGAGAATGCCTTTCAGAGCTGTGCGATAATTTTGCTCAATCTCTTTGCGGTATTTCTGCATGACGGGATGAAGAAAGGGTCTGGCCGGGATGATAATGGTCGCCCCGTTCGGATGGTTGATGGTGGCCCCGTATTCCATGACAGCCCCGATATTCACCATGCTTTCACCGTCCTTGTTGACGGTTCCACGGAGAAGACCGACAAATGCCTTGTCCGCCATGATCTTCTGGGTGATGGAATTGATCAGAAATCCGGTGTCGATGAGCGCCTTACTGGAGCCCTTACGGGCGATGGTGCTGTCGGCCAGCTTGGCGAAAGCCTGTCCGCCGGGGGCCTGATTGCGGATGCCGCGTTGAATCTCCCGAACAAGAAACAGGGCATTGCGGATGGTCGCCTGCTGAAGGGCCATGGCGATCCGGGGACCAAGGGTGCCATTCAGCTTTGCTTTGGCCTTGTTCCAGTCGCCGGTCCGCTTAGCGCCCATGGATCTTCACCAGCTTGATGGATTGGTGGGTAATGACTCCAAAGAAGTGTTCTTCTTCGAGTGTCTGTATTCTGTATGTGATTGTCTCTATCTGGAGCCTGTCCTCCGGGAGCACGTCAGCTTCCGGCAGAACAGAGATGGTGGCATCGATTTTTCCGGCGAGATCTTCCGGAGGTGTGTGGACTACTTCCACGGGGATCGAGCCTATTGGACTGTATTCCTGATCGTCGCTTCCATACAGATTTTCACCGGGAACAATGCGCAGCACTGTGGCAGTGATGCCGGAGGATACAATCAACTCTCTGACATCCTTCACGGCCTGTTCTTTTTCCCGATCTGTCAAAAGCATCAGCAATCCTCTTCAAGGCAGATTCCCTGTTCGTAAATCACAGGAGTCAGGCCGCCGGGGGTGATGATATAGCCATCCTCGTTGACCTCGGTTCCCGGCTTCAATGCGGCGAGCCTTTTGCGGTATTCATCCAGCAGATCCACTTCGAGCTTGGCCCAATGTTCAGGCTGCTTGGATTTGTCGACCCGTTTGTCGCCGCTGGAAAACGAGAAAGCATTGGCGGTGGCAGAGCGCATCACCTGACAGGCATGTATCTGCCCAAGCAGCAGAAGCAACTCCCTGAGTTCACCGCTAATGTCCGGCAGAATCTGCTCGCTCTCGATGGTCAGCGTAATCTCCGCATCCCGGGACAGTTTAAAAACCGCCTTCCGGACGCATCTCTCCAGTGTTGAATCAACAAAGAGAGACGCATCCGGATCGGACAGATCGATGCGCAAGTCGGCTATGAGCTCAGGAAGCGTCAACGTCAACCTCCGCAAGACGGTTCTTCAGCGCGTCGATGACGGTTCTGCGTTTTTCACCTTCCATATAGCCTTTGAGTTTGGCCGGGTCGGCTTCTTCATTAACCTTGGATATGGCATCGGTCGCGTTGAGCTTACTCAAATCATCATCCTGATCCTGCTTGCCATGAGAGGAAGCATTGCCTGCTTTCTCCTTGTCGACCTGAATCACCACTCCGGTTTGCAGGCAGTGTTTGATCTGGTCGGTCTGCTCTTCAACAGGTGCGACCTCTCCGGGTAGTAATTTTAGTCCGGCATCCGGAATGATGAGAATGCCGGGACGGACATTTTTTATCGTCAACATGATTCCTCCTTCGGCATTAAACACCAAGTTTCACTCGGGCCAGAACGTCCGGGCGGGTAATGCCCTGACCGATTTCAGACCATACC